TGTCCGTTAGCATAACTGCCATCCCATTCATCTTCATTCTTGATAAGCAGAGCTGTGCCTGTGGCAACAGCGTTTCTTGCAGCAGTACCTACTGCACGCACCACCTTTAAGTTGTTGGAATAACTAAGAAAGTTGGCGGCCGAGAAAAAGGATGCTGCTGTGGTATCATTTGGCTTGCCAAATGTCTTTACTAATTCTAATTCTGAACTAATGGTTACTGCGTCTAGAACAGGACCCCACGCAAATTCACCTACATAACCACCAATTGAGGTGGCAACAGCAGGCACAACGTTGGTTAAATCCTTTTCAACGACTAGTACACCAGGCGAAAGTTGAAATGCCATGTTAATCTCCTATTATGTGTTGAAAAATTTTCAAGGACTACGTTTCTAATCATAAACTTGTTGAAAATATTTATAAGTTTATGAATCTATATCTTGTTTCCATGGCAAAGACTTGTCGGTTGACCATACAATATTGCCAGAAACAAACGTGGTTTCTTCGAAACCATCATCAACAAATCCAAATGGAGTCAATTCTTCTTCAATCTGAGCCATTTGTTGTTTATAGATGCGTTCTCGAACATTGACATCTGTGAGTTCACGAAAATATTGATTGGTTGTCAACCAACCAAATAGCACCAGAGTCATCACTAAGTCATCGTGATACCCTTCGTCAGCAGAATATGACCCGTTTCTCTCGACAAATGTTGACAATTCGTGGATGGTGTCGGCGTCAAATATATTTAGTTTTTTTTCTTCTAGTAAACTTTTAATGGCAAAACATCCCTGACGTTTCACCGACTTGGTGGTTCGTACTCCCAAGGTTGTGGATTTGGCAAATCCTGGGCTTACATGTGTTTGATTGTTTTCTTTCACTGTGGACAAAATGTTTTCATATTCATGTTCAGTGTACACAATGTCTGCAATCTGACCCCCAATATCATTGGTTTCCACCAGAATGTATGCATTGTTGTAATCTTTTGCAGTTTTCACAATCACATCAGGAAACAACATGGGAGCAATGGTGTTGTTCTTGAAGCGCCCCACCATGGTGTACGGCATATCAGTGACATCAATCACCGTGAACGCGGAATAATCTCCACCCACACCGCGTGCAACATCCACTGTAATTATATATGTCCGGTCTTTAGCGGGTTCTTCAAACAGTGCCAACCCCATTTCACTGTAGAAGAAAGGATCCACACTACTCATTTGCCCCAACGTTCTTCCATTGATCAATGTGTTGCTGGATCCCAAAAATTCACACAACACTTCTTGGTTGAATTTCAACTCACCCAACATTCTGAGTTGTTCTTCAGCCCAGGCGTCATCACGCCCGGGAATTTCCCAATAGGGAATGAAATGATGTACAAATCCGTTCTTCCCTTTTTCCGCTTCATTCCAGAATTTCCAGAAATGATTGTACCCCAGAGGTGTTGATGTCAACAGAATCTTGGTGGTGGTACCTGATGAAATGGTGGGGTACACAGATGCAAAGAATTGTTCAGCAATGTTGTTGGGAATAATGGCGGCTTCGTCAATGTACAACCAGTTCACGGACTTGCCTCGAATCCCGGATGCGGTTGTGGCAGCAGTAAACACCTTGCTCCCATTCTCCAATTCCACATTACCTTTGTTCCATGTTTTCACACCTTGTTGCATCCACATGGGAAGATGTTCATACATGATTTGATACCGATCCAACACTTCACGCGCAGCACTTCCTTTGTTGGCAAGAATGGCAACTGTTTTGCTGTCTTGAAACAATGTGTACCACAGGATGCATGCTGCTGATGTGATGGTCTTGCCTTGCTGCCGCCCTTCCATCAACACAACTTTTCTGTTGTTTAAAATCACCTGAACTTTTTTCTTTTGACAATCATACAACTTGAACAGTTCAAGACCACGATCTAGTGTGACAATGTGACAGAAATTTTCAATGAAGTAAATGGGGTCTTGCTGACACCGAATTATTTCTTGAATTTGTTCAGTTGTGAATTGTAATTGTAATCCTATTTGCTTTAAATTGGGATTACCATGATATGAGGTTTCAAGTGCCGTCATGTGCCACTTCAGCAATTTTCAACGGTTGTTGCGCTTGTCGCATCGCCCGCAACAACTCATGAGTTGATCCAACAAACAAATTGTTTTGTGTTTGTATTTTCGGCTTCTCATCCTTTTCCAGATCCTTCTTGCGTTTTTGCACTTCCAGTAAATCTTTGGCAACATCGGAAATGGTTTTGATCAGTTGCCCCGCCACTTCATAGGCACGAGGATGATCACTGTTTTTCGCAATGTGTAGAATACCATCCACCGCCTCGTTGCCTTTACTTATCAAATTATGTAACGTTTCACGGGCATGTTCAGCATCATCTTCAATCACTTGCTTGGTAACAACCGGAGATGTTTGTTGAGATACTGTAGGTGTTACATCAAATTTGTCATCCAATTCTTCAAACATGGTTAGTTACTAGTATAAATGTCATCAAAATCTGTGATATAGGAATATGTATCAATAGGTAGCGCATTATATGGATCTACTGTTGTTGTGATTTCTGTACCCACCACAGAAGTGGAAGGTGCCTTTCCAGCAAAAAGATTATCATCATTGTACAAGTCGATAATGGTCTTTTTAATCAATTGCGCGTCCGTGACATATCCATAGAAGTTCAACTTCATGGTGAAATTTAAATCCCAGATCACACTCATTCTTTTATCGAAACTGCCTTCCCATTCATCATTGTAGGTGACACTATCCAACACAATTTGAATGTCATGCTTCACACCCAAATCCGGCAAGGCGTTCACCGTGACATTGAAATCAGGATTGAAATAGGGAAGAATTTGTTCTATGATTTGCAATCCATCATCTTGATTTTTCACAAACACACTCATGCTGATTCCCATGTTGTATGGTGTAGCCACATGGGAATACCGTGTGCCAGTTTTCGTGGTTTGTGTGGTGTCCACAGCACGTACAGGTTGTGTGATGGTTAATTTTCTGGATGGATCATATGAAAAGTTGGTGATCTCGAAACCAATTCTGGGTAATGTCACGGCAAACGGTTGCCGATTTTCATCAACATCAGGCACTTCACGAATGCGTTCTATGAATTTCTGCTTGGGTGCATAACTTAGTGGAACAAATAAACTTTGAACAACTTCTCCCTGAGCATTTGTTCTGCGTACTTGTATTTGATTGAACAATGTTCCAAACGCAATAATGGCTTTGCGAACATGTTGATGGTAGAAATGTTGTGTTTTAAACATTAGTATTCACCGAACGGGTTGAATTCCGTGAAGTCCAGAATGTCAGCTCCTTCATTTTCAAGCAGGGCATTGTCACCCATGCCATCTCGTGTTGTGGTTTTAATGATGGCGTTACCTGTTTGTGTTAATAACAAATCACCTGTTTGCATCAACAGCTGGTAGGTGAGGTTGTCCATGGAGATGTTGTCATCCACCTGATCAATTTCTTCTACACCTGTTTCAAATATTTCTGAACTGTATTGATACAATTCACATTGCATGCTGTAAATGTAAAATTTACCCAATTGATAAAAGGGATCAAGATGTTGCACAAACTTGATTTCAAACATGCTGTTGGTCTTGGGAAAGTAGATGATATCTCCTTCCGCGGGGCGAGTGGGAAGTTGGAGAAATTCATCAGCTGTCAATCCCACCACTTCTTCCCATCGACGTTTTGACACCACGAACGTGGCTTGATGTGTTAATTGAATTCCAAACTTCGTGAACAATTCTCCATCACCTTCCCATCCATCAACGTTGTTCAAATACATTTCAATGGGATAGGCATTTTCAAACCGACTTAATACATCTTCGCCCAGAATGTCATCTTGCTTGATGGTTCTGCGCGGAAGATAATACACATCATGCCCATAAATCTTCATGCTCTCAATGATCAAATCCTCCAAGAGGCGTTGTTCATTGGTGGTGCCTGAAGTGTTTCCTGATTGAAAATAGAAATTGGTGGCCATGCTATCCCACCATGAAGTCAACCGGGAGTTCATACCGGTTTTGCATTTCCGTTTCTATCTGTTGTATTTCTTCCATGGATTCATTGTAGATGAGTTGTCCATTCATTTCCACGCCACCAGGCAGTTTCATGCCTTGAAACTTCTTCATGTTATCACCCCATTGCCGTTTGATCAACGCTGTGGCGTACCGCTTCAAGAACATGTCATTGTACACTTCAAGATACACTTCAGGATCAATGATGGCATTGGCTTCAAAGATGACATGATCTCCAATGGAAAATGTCTCAGCCCAATTCACATCAAGAAAGATGCGATTCATTTTTCTGTTGAATCGAATGTTGCGATTGCCAGCAAACATGTCATCCAGCAATTGCAAATGTGCGCGCACTTGTTGAAAATATGTGATGTCAGATGATAACAAATTGTACATGTCATTCAATCTGAATTGATACACCACATTGAAAATGTTTGTGGATCCCGTGCTGCTGCTGCCTGCTGATCCCAATGGAAACACACGAATCACACCCGTGATGTTGTCAGCAACTTCAAAATATTTGCGCGCTAAACTGCCCTGGGTGTATCCGAGTGTGGCATGCAATGTTGTGGAAAATCCTGAAGTTTGTCCGGTGATGGTTTCACTATTTTGAAATGCTTTGGTTTCATTCTTGATGTCAATGGTGTTGATGCTAACAATGTCATGAATCACACCTGATGCACCAGATGTTGCGCCGATGAGCGTTTCACCCTCAGTGAAATTGTTTGCCAACACCGATGACAACTTCAAGGTGGAGGCGGTGATTTGTTCAGACAGATACACCTTCTCCACACCATCGAAATGATATTCCTGCCAAAATTCAACGGCATCTTGAATTCTATCTTCCACCTGATCATCATCCACATTGATTTCAATGACAGGATAACCCAGTCTCCGGAGACAGTAATCTTTTAATTGTAAACGAGTGGTAATTGGCATGGTGTACTCAGTGTAGGATCCATGTATATTTATACGTTAACTGTGTACCGTATATTGCGTTGGTTAGCTCCGAGGCGGGATGGGCCACGCCGTTGGATTGAACGGGTCAACCACCGTGCTCATGTAGTCCCGCAACTGCTGGCGGTAGGTCACCCACTCGACTTTTTTCTCGGTCGTCAGCGGTACGTCTGGCAACTGCGTGTAGTCGCAGTCTTGCAGCTTCGCGTCACGGGTACGCCGCAGGCTGTA